GCTGCCCAGAAGAAGTTACCTGCTTCTTTGCAAAAGAAAATTATGGCAAGTAAGAAGTAAGTGTGGAGGATGTGGAACTTGTGGAACTTACTGAGGGGTATGGGGCATGGCAGTTAATGCTTCTGGGAACTACACGAAACCTGCAATGCGTAAAAGATTGTTTAGTCAAATAAAGAGTGGCACAAAGGGTGGCAATGCAGGTCAATGGTCAGCACGTAAGGCTCAGTTATTAGCAAGGGCTTATAAGAAAAAGGGTGGTGGTTATAAGTCATGAAGAAACCACAACGGAGTTTAAAGGCTTGGTCAGATCAGAAGTGGAGAACCAAGTCTGGCAAACCATCTTTAAAAACTGGAGAGAGATACTTACCAGAGAAAGCTATTAGTGCTTTAAGTGATGAAGAGTATCGCAGAACCACACGCAAGAAGAGAGCAGCNATGCGTAAGGGCAAGCAAGTATCCAAGCAGCCTGATTCTATTTCTAAGAAGACGGCTCGTTATAGAAAGGTAAGTTAATGGCTTGGCTTCACAAACTATCCAAAGAAGATAGAAGCATTCTTAGGACTGTGGTAAAACAGGTACACATGAAACACTTTCCAAAAGAGTTCTGTACTGATTATGAAGCTGACAAGTTAATCTCCTCCCTAGCCCCTTCCACTTTAGATAAGCTAGAGAAAATAGGTAAGGACTATCGGGTTGATAGAATTTAAGTACAAGCCTGATGGTCAGGTGCTTAAAGACTTCATGCGTGATGATACTTTCTTTCGTGGCATAAGAGGACCAGTAGGCAGTGGCAAGTCTGTTAGTTGCTGTGTTGAAGTCTTCCGCAGATCCATAATGCAAAAACCAAATAAGGATGGAGTGCGTAGAAGCCGATGGGCGATTATACGAAACACCAATCCTCAGTTAAGAACCACCACAATAAAGACTTGGCTTGATTGGTTTCCCGAAGAAGAGTGGGGAAAGTTTATGTGGTCTGTGCCATTTACGCATCACATTAAGAAAGCCGATTTGGATATGGAGGTTTTGTTCTTAGCCCTTGATCGACCAGAGGATGTTAAGAAACTTCTATCATTAGAACTTACTGGCATATGGATTAACGAAGCAAGAGAAATACCCAAGAGTATTATTGATGCGTGTACCATGAGAGTGGGTCGATTCCCTTCTATGCGAGAAGGTGGACCAAGTTGGTCAGGAGTTATTGCAGATACCAACGCACCAGAAGAAGATCATTGGTGGCCTATAATGTCTGGAGAAGTTCCAATACCAGATCACATTCCTATTGAACAAGCACGTATGTTGGTAAAGCCTGACAACTGGAGCTTCTATTCTCAGCCCCCTGCTATGGAAGAAAAGCTAACGGACGAAGGTTCTATAGATGATTATCTTGAAAGCAACAAAGCAGAAAACAAAAAGAATATGCTCAAGACATATTATCCCAACTTAGTAAAAGGAAAAACTAAGAGTTGGATAGATGTTTATGTTATGAATAGACTTGGAACTATACAGGAAGGTAAGCCTGTGTACCCACACTTTGTTACTGAAACTCATGTGGCTACAGAAGAAATACCTATAGCTGTTGGTGTTCCTTTGTATATTGGAGTTGACTTTGGTTTAACTCCTGCTGCTGTATTTGGTCAGAAGGTAAGAGGTCGATGGCTCATACAGTCAGAGATTGTAGCTATTGATATGGGGATAGTTCGTTTCTCAGAACTTCTTAGACAAGAGATAGCAACACGGTTTAGTGATTTGGAAGTTCTTATATATGGCGATCCTGCAGGAGACTTTAGAGCACAGACAGATGAGAGTACACCATTTCAAATATTAAGAGGTGCAGGACTGCGAGCAACACCTGCTCCAAGCAATAGTGTTGACTTAAGATTGGAGTCTGTTACCTCTCAGTTAAACAAGATGGCAGATGGTAAGTCTGCTTTTTTAGTTGACCGACGATGCCCAAGTCTGATAAAGGGTTTTGAAGGTGGTTATGCCTACAAAAGAATACAAGCCTCTGGGGAACGATATGATGTTAAGCCCGAAAAGAATATGTATTCACACATACACGATGCTTTGCAGTACTTACTTATTGGTGCAGGGGAAGGTAGAAGTCTTATGAATAACCAAAAGATGGCAATGCCTTTTCAAGCTCGTACAGGATTTGATGTGTTTAATCGCAAGCCAACTGTTCAACGTAAATCATTTTGGTCAAGGATGTAATCATGTGCATTGGAAAGAAAAAAAGAGCAGCAAGAGCTAGAGCAGCAGCAGCAGCAGCAGCAGANAATGCAAGATTGCAAGCTGAACTTGATGCAGCTAACGCATCATCAGCAGCACAGCTAGAAGCACAAGCAGCTATTGATAAAGCAAGAGAAGAAGATTTAGCAGCAGCAGAAGCAAAAAGATTAGAAAGTCAATATAATGAGCAAGGTGAACTTATAGAATCTCAAGCAGCTAAGATAACATCTTTAGATGAAAAGCTTGCAGCTATGGGTGGCTCAACACAAGCTGTAAACACAATACAAAATCAAGTATTTCAAGAAGTGCAGGGAGCTACTAAAAAAGAAAAAGAAGAAATAAAAAGACGTAAAGCAGAGCAACTTAAACGTGCTGTACGGCAACGTAGACGATCTGGAATGACAGGTAGACGTTCNTTAATNACTGGGCAAAGTGGTGGTAAAGGTTATAGATTTAAGGATCAAGCATGAATATAGTTGACCCTAATTTTTCAACAGACGAAAATATAAAGTCTTTATTAAGTCGTTATGAAAAAGCAACTGGTATTAAAGATCAGTTTAAAGATTTGTTTGAAGAGTGCTATGAAGTTGCTTTCCCTCAACGCAGAGGGTTCTTTAGTGAAACAATAGGTGAGAGAAGAGATGAAAAGATTTTTGATGAAACTTGTGTCGTGGGTGTACAAGAGTTCGCCTCCCGACTCCAACAAGGACTTGTCCCCAACTTCGCAAGGTGGGCAGACTTCCAAGCAGGTTCGGAAACCCCCAAAGAAGAAAAAGAAGCGATCAACAACGAACTCGACGAAGTAACAGAGTACGTTTTTGAAGTCTTGCAAAACTCAAACTTTAGCCAAGAGATACATGAATCCTTTATGGACTTGGCTGTTGGCACAGGAATACTTGGTGTAGAAGAAGGCAATGCTTTAAACCCTGTCAACTTCTCAGCTATTCCATTAACAGATGTGGTACTTGATACAGGACCAGATGATAGAATAGATCATGTGTTTCGTGAAAGAGAAATGCGGTTTTCTGAAATAATGATACTCTATCCAAAGGCAGAACTGTCAGAAGATTTAAGACGATCTATTGCTACAAGTCCTGATGCTAAAACAAAACTTCTTGAGATTGTGTGTAAAGATTATAGCAAAAGAAATGAAGAAGCTTTCTACCAAACAACAATACACGTTCAATCTAAAAGCTTAATAGAACACAAATCGTTTGATGGTGTGGGTTCTAATCCTTTTATTTGCTTTCGTTGGTCAAAATGTGCAGGAGAAATATACGGCAGAGGTCCACTTATGAATGCTCTCTCTGCAATTAAAACATCAAACTTAACAATACAATTAATACTTGAGAATGCACAGATGGCTATCTCTGGTATCTATCAAATGGATGATGACGGTGTTGTTAAACCCAGATACAATATCATTAATGCCAGGGACTATTATACCCAAAGCTCCAAACAGTGCAGGGCTTCAGCCTATTAGGGCAGCAGGTTCGTTTGATGTTGCACAGCTTATCCTCTCAGATATGCGTTTGAATATTAAGAGAGCTTTGTATAATGATATGCTTGGCAATCCAGATCGTACACCTGCATCAGCTACAGAGATTGCAGAACGTATGGCTGATTTATCCAGACGTATTGGTTCTGCTTTTGGCAGATTGCAAGCTGAGTTGGTACAGCCTGTATTGCAAAGAGTTGTCTATATATTAAAGAAGCAAGGACGGATAGAACTTCCAACTATTAATGGTAGAGAAATAAAGGTAAGGTCTGTATCGCCATTGGCACAAGCACAAAACCAAGCAGACATTACATCTATTGCTCGTTGGATGGAACTTATACAAGGAAACTTTGGACCACAATT